GTTCCCGGTAAAGAGCCCAACCGCAGCAAGCTGGACACTGCGGACGTCAGCGTGGGCGCGTACAGCAAGTCTGCTGGTGATGAGCAAGTTAAGACCACTGGCATCAAAATGCGTGGTGCAGGCTGTGCCACCAAAGGAACAATGTCAAGGGGCCCGATGGCATGACCTACACTGAGCTTGTATCGGCGATACAGACCTACACGGAAAACAACTTTCCAGCGATTACGCTCGCGGACGGGTCTACATTCACGACTACGGCTCAGATTAACACCTTCATCGAGCAAGCGGAGCAGCGCATCTATAACTCGGTGCAGTTCCCCTCGTTGCGTAAGAACGTGACGGGGGTTACCACTTCAGGCAACAAGTACTTGGCTTGTCCCGACGACTTTCTTGCCCCGTATTCTTTGGCGGTCTACCCCACATCTGGCCCTTTCACATATCTGTTGAACAAGGACGTGAACTTCATTCGTGAAGCGTACCCAACGCCAACCGATACTGGGGCCCCCAAGTACTACGCACTGTTTGGCCCAGCCGTTGCAAGTTCGGTCATCAGTAACGAGTTGTCGTTCATCCTTGGCCCTACGCCCGATGCGGTCTACAACGCTGAGTTGCACTATTACTATTACCCTGAGTCCATCACCTCCGCAGGCACTACGTGGCTTGGGGATAACTTTGACACCGTGCTGCTGTACGGTTCGCTGGTTGAGGCGTACACCTTTATGAAGGGCGAGGCCGATTTGATTGGGCTGTACGACGGTAAATACAAAGAAGCCCTCATGCTGGCTAAACGTCTGGGTGATGGTATGGAGCGCAGCGATGCGTACCGCAGCGGGCAGTACCGCCTAGCACCCCTGCCACAAAATAGTGGGGTCGCATGAGCATTGTTCAGACGCAAACCACCAGCTTCAAGAAGGAGTTGTATCAGGCCGTTCACAATTTGGCTACAGACAGCATTTATATCGCCCTGTACACCGGCAATGCAAACTTGAACGCCGATACTACGGTCTACACTTCTTCCAATGAGGTTGTGGCGACGGGCTACACGGCGGGCGGGCAGATAATGACGGGTGTAGCCATCAGTTCTTCAGGCTCCACGGCCTACGTGAACTGGGCAAACGTGTCTTGGACTTCTGCCCTGACCGCCCGGTGTGCCCTGATTTACAACGTGACCCAAGGCAACAAGTCCATTGCAGTGATTGACTTCGGGGCAGATAAAACCTCGAACGTCACGTTCACTATTGCAATGCCTGCCAACACGGCTACTACAGCGCTTATTAGGAGCGCGTAAACAGTATGGCTACTTGGACACCTATAGACACGAATGCCGCTACAGTGGGGGCGTACGACTTTAATTCGTTTGCTACTTTGGCGTTTGCCGCAGGAACATTTGCGGACGGCGCTCCGGGGTATGATGGGTGGAACACTATTGGCACTGCACAGTCTCCAAATTGGGGGCTAATATCAACAGGTTCTCCGTTGTCATACGACTTCAACCCATATGCCACCCTATCTTTTGCAGAAGGGGCTTTTGCGGATGGCGCGGTCTATGAACCGTGGACGTTGATTTCTACGTCCTAAGTAAAAAGGAATGACATGGCGCTCATAATTGCAGATAGGGTCAGAGAGACCTCCACCACAGTTGGCACAGGCAACATCGTATTGGGCGGCGCAGTTGCGGGGTTTATTGCGTTCTCCAGTGTCATGTCCAATGGGGACACAACCTACTATGGGATTGTGCTTGCCAATTCGTGGGAAGTGGGAATTGGAACGTATACGGCATCAACCAACTCGTTGGCACGTACCACAGTGCTGGCGTCATCTAACGCCGGGGCTCTTGTAGATTTCCCAAGCGGCACTAAGAACGTCATTCTGACCCAGCCTTCAGAGCGGGCGGTGTATGTCAACGGCACTAGCATTGTGGCTGCAAATGGGGCCACCGTGCCTAACTCTTTGCTTGCAAACAACTCTGTCACATTCAATGGGGTGACGGTTGCTTTGGGTAGTTCTGGGACGATTACTTCTTCCCCAACATACCCGCTTACAAACGCTACCTTAACGGGTACAACGACAATCTCCGGGACAAACAACATCTCGGGGACAACGACTATCACTGGGACAACCAGCATAGCCAGCCCAACGCTTACTAGCCCCACCATATCGGGCACGACTACCGTAGCAGGAACACTTGCTGGAAGTATTACTGCTAATGGAGGCAGCACTATTACCTTGAATGGTACAAACAACATAGCGGGCACAACAACAATAACTAGCCCCACAATAAATAACGGGTCTTTGGTAAGCCCCACTGTAAGCACTTCTTTAAGTTTTTCCGGGTCTAGCACATCTATAACTGGATACCCGTATGTAGTTGCAAGCTCTTCTTTAGCTGCGCAAATTTACACCGTTAATCTAGGAGTATTTGCGCCGTTTATTTCTTTGCCAACTAACGGCGCTTCTGGCGACGGTACGACAGCAACTGTGACATGGGCAAATGCGCTAAGCGTTCTGCCCGCTATTGGCTCAAATGTTGTTATTACCGGTATGACCCCCACAGGATACAACGGCACGTACACCGTCACTGCGGCCACTTCTACTACGGTGTCTTTTCTCAATGCCACAACGGGCGGCGTATCTGTTCAAGGCACTGTTCAACTAACAAACTGGGCACCTGTATACAGCCAAAGTTTTTCTATTGATATAGGTTACCCCTATTGGGTAGCAGCCGCAAGCGGGGGGAATTACATTACTGCAAATGCGTATGGCGGGCAGCAAAGTATTGTTTATCCGGGCAACCCTTATACTGAAGTTGCGTACGGGGATGAGTTGGAAATGGATGGGTTAGCGGTGTCTGCATCACTTAGCACCACTACTAGCTTTGCGAATATTTATGTTGCTACAACCAATGGTGGCCCTGTAGTTGGCCCTCGGCAAATCGCTCTCAAACTTTATTAACAGGAGTTCTTAACATGGCTATCATTCAATCTGGAGTTTCCGGTACAGCCCTAATGACGGTTGACCCAACCTATGCGGCGTCGCGCGTCACCTTGCGTCCCGTTGAGCAACTGGGGACGTATGCAGCTAGCTTGTTCACTGGCGCATATACGGTGGCTGCAGCAAACACGCCCATGTTTTCAATGCGCTTTGTAGCAGGTAGCGCGGGTCAAGCGCAAATTGCAATGATTCAACGTATTGCAATTAACATTGTTCCTACTGTTGCTTTTACTGCGGCGCAACAAGTGTCGTATGGCGCGTACGTAGCGCGTTCGTGGACTGCGGTTGATAGCGGTGGTACGGCGGCTACTTTGACAGGTAACAACAACAAGCTGCGCACGTCCATGTCCACTACGCAGTTGGCGGCTACTGGTGATATGCGTATTTCAACTACCGGCACACTGACCGCTGGTACTCGTACGTTGGACAGCCAAGCGTTTGCCGTCGCATCTGCATGGGTTCCTACCGCGCTTGTGGCGCAATCAATTCAACAGGTCATCCTGTATGAAACCTTTGCCGGTGACCAGCCGCTTGTTTTGGCAAACCAAGAGGGTTTCGTCATCAACAACCTTATCCTGATGGGCGCTGCTGGCGTTCTATCAATTGGTGTGACTGTGGAATGGACTGAATCGGCAACTACTTCTACCAACACGTACTAAGTCTGGCTCAAAATGGCTACTACTGCATCTACATCTCTATTAGGTTTAGCCCTCCCCGTAACTGGGGAGTTAGATGGCACTTGGGGCACTGTAGTAAATGACTCCATCACCTCGTTGGTGGACTCTGCTATAGCGGGCACAACTACGCTGAGTGCGGATGCAGATGTAACCCTGACTACCACGGCACTCGCTGCAAACACAGCCCGTGAAGCTGTTTTGCTATGGACGGCCGGAGGTTCTAGCACCCGGTACATCACAGCCCCTGCGCAGTCCAAGACGTACGTAGTCATCAATCAAAGCTCCAGCACCCAGAGCATTGTGCTGCGCGGCGATGGGCCCACTACCGGCGTCACCATTATCAAGGGTGAATCCGCAGTTTGCGCTTGGAACGGCTCGGATTTTGTTAAGGTGTCCAATGCCTCTGGCGCGGGGACATTCACCGACCTCACCGTAACGGGCAACACCATCCTCGGCGATGCGGGCACCGATACCGTGAGGGTGAACGGGACTATTGGTGTTGGTGGTGCTGCTTTATCAAATAAAGCTATTCAAGTACAAAATACATTAACTGGGTCTAACCCTCTCGGCATTGATGTACGCCCCACAATCACCGCAACAGGCGGTAGTGTCATGTCCTCTCTTGTTACTGGAGGGGGTGGTTCACTAACAGCTAATACAGGCGGGGCAATTAGCGCATATGGATGCTACTTGTCAGAGCCTAATGTCGTTGTCACTTCTGGCAGTGTCACTAATGCGGCAACGGTCTTTATC